TTAGGTCACCCGACTTGTGGCTGTTGCGGTCGATCCGCTGTCCGATGTGCTCTATGCCTTTAACATAAAATGACCATTCGATGGTGGTCTCGATCAAGCGCTTTTCCGCGCGCTCTAATTGTTTTTCTAGATCTGTGCGTGTCATATAGACGGTACCTTTTTCGTTGATTGGCATAACGTGTTTCCCCGTGAAATAAAAAGCCCCCTTGCGGGGGCGGAATGGTTACTCTGAATCCTTGTACGATTCACCGGCAATTGCCTTGTACTCGTTTTTGAGATTCCCGATGTGCTCACTCAGCCGGTATCCCTTCGGTAAGCCTGTCAACTTCTCCGACTTGATTAGCAGGTTTAGCACTTCGGCTAATTTCTGCGAGACCTTGTGTCCGACGGTCTTTTCTACACCGCTGTTCACTCGGTTAGGCTTCACACCTTGGATCTCATCCAAGTATTTGGCTAGGCGAACACGGTAGACACCGACTCGATTCTGACCCTGCTCGGCTAGCGCCTTCTGACGTACCGAGCGCGCCTTGGTTGGCATGTTGACCGCCTGACTCATAGCCGATGGCAAGCCCCGAACAATGAGCGCGGTCAGTTGCTTGTGTGAAGCCTTATCGTCACCGAACTTGGATCGAACAATCGTGCTTGTAAAGCCTAGCGTGTCCAAATACTCGGCGCACGCTTTCCAAGCCTTGTGATCCCGCTCACCCGCATTGACCGCGTTTGAGATAAGGTTCTGACCTTTTTCGGGCAGGTCGATCCCATACAACGTAACGTTTGACATATCATGTTCTCCATTTGATGAATTGTCGTGCGCCGGACGGAATGCCTCGGCACACTTAAATAGTCTCACAGAAACATGTTAATACAAGGTAATTCCCGATAAACCTAGTCAATTCTATACACTGTATAGAATTATCTGACACCGTAGCGCACGATCTGATACCCTGAAAATCTGGTTCGCTTGACCCTACTACCCCCCTATGCCACCTTGCTACGTTGGGACTCCGGGCAGTTACTATGTATTAATAATTTACACGAACGACTACCACCTAAAGACGTTTGGGACCCCATATACTAAAAATTATTTTGTAAAACACAAAGGCGCACTGCTACCGGAACCTGAAACATAGTGCGTTACAGGGAACACCCCCCTATATGGGACCCAAACCTCCTTGCTTGTAAAAAATTTTTCTGTTATAAATCGCGCTAACCGGTGTAAACCTGCGAACAATTAGGGAAATATGACTATTCTTGTGTCACCAGAGATAGGTGTGCCATTTTCGGACAAGGTACCCTATGTCGATCTCCGGCAGCGTGCAGAAGCTGCGTGTAACACCATTGACGAGTTGGTGGAGAATGGTCTAGACATCACAGTTACAGAAGAAGATAAGCAAATAGCAGCCACCCTAGCTGCATCCTATGCAAGCGACCCCGAAAAAACGTCCAAAAAAGTAACAGATAAGCGTGCAGCAAAGTTACGTCCTGCCTCACTTGTGTTGGTTGGTAACATTTTGGACGAATTTAAGGAATCGGTGGTCGAAAGCTCTGCTCATATCCGTCATCTTGTAACAAATAAACTGCTTTTAGAGACCGAAAACCCAGATCCGCGCATCAGACTGCGTGCTTTAGAGTTACTTGGTAAGATATCGGACGTAAGTCTCTTCGCCGAAAAGACTGAGGTAACGGTTACGCACAAAACGACAGATGAGTTGCGTGAATCGCTGCGGTCTAAGCTGACTAAACTGATAAACCCCGACGACGTTATAGACGTGACGCCTGACATGCTGGGGACATTAGATGACTAACGTCGCTCCAGTGCTTGACTTCACCGAAGAAGAGCTGCAGGTCATGCTGGACAACTTAGACCAGTATTCTGAAGACGAAATCACTGAGATCATGAAAATTGTCGATGAAATCGACACAAGAGCTAAGAATGCGCGGGTACGTAACGACTTAATTGAGTTTTGTAAGCACATGCAGCCCGACTACAAGGTCGGTAAACACCACAGAATCCTTGCAAACATGCTCATGGCTATTGAGCGAGGGGACAAAGATCGTATTTGCGTTAACATTCCACCAAGACATGGCAAATCTCAGCTCGTATCTATCATGTTTCCTGCGTGGTTTTTAGGTCGTAACCCGAATAAGAAGGTTATGATGGTCTCGCACACTACTGACTTGGCGGTAGATTTTGGTAGGAAAGTGCGTAATTTGATAGCAACTGACGAGTATAGAGAGGTGTTTCCTCATGTTAACCTCGCTTCTGATTCTAAGTCTGCAGGTCGCTGGAATACTAATGCTGGTGGCGAGTATTACGCTTGCGGTATTGGGTCGTCAATCGCTGGCCGTGGTGCTGATTTGTTGCTTGTGGACGACCCCCACTCCGAACAGGATGTCATTAATGGCAACTTTGAGGTGTTTGAGAAGGCGTATGAGTGGTTCACATTCGGTGCACGTACACGTCTCATGCCCGGTGGTAGAGTCGCAATCATTCAAACTCGATGGCATCTTGACGATCTGACAGGACGGGTTACCCGTGACATGGCTAAGAACGAGCGCGCTGACCAGTACGAGGTCGTCGAGTTCCCTGCCATACTGGATGTAAAGAACAAAGGGACAGGGGAGATGATACAGAAACCCCTATGGCCAGAGTTTTTTGATCTAGAAGCGCTAATCAGAACCAAGGCGTCAATGCCTGTGTTCCAGTGGAACGCACAGTACCAGCAGAAGCCAACGGCTGAGGAAGCCGCCCTAGTAAAACGAGAGTGGTGGCAGTCTTGGGGGGCAGATAGCCCACCGTCATGCGAGTACATAATTATGTCTCTAGACGCCGCAGCAGAGAAACACAACCGTGCTGACTTCACGGCGCTGACCACTTGGGGAGTATTTTTTAATGAAGAAACAGACGCTTACAACATAATCTTACTAAACAGCATTAAGGACAGATTTGAGTTCCCAGAGCTCAAGAAGGTGGCGTTAGAGAATTATCAGGAGTGGGAACCCGACTCGTTCATCGTGGAGAAGAAGAGCGCGGGCACGGCGTTGTACCAAGAAATGCGACGGATGGGCTTGCCTGTACAAGAATATACACCGCACAGAGGATCTGGTGATAAACTAGCACGACTCAACTCAGTTGCAGATATCGTGGCTTCTGGGTTAGTGTGGGTACCACAAACACGTTGGGCTGAAGAAGTAGTAGAAGAAATCGCGGCGTTCCCGTTTGGCAGTCACGATGACTTAGTAGACTCAACAGTAATGGCTCTTATGCGGTTTAGACAGGGGGGATTTATCCGACTGCCTACCGACGAGCCCGAAGAAGTTCAATACTTTAAACGTCGTAACGGCGGGTATTACTAAGAGGACATGTGATGGCTATAGATAAAGGGTTGTACTCCGCTCCCGAAGGCATACAAGACGATGATCTGCTAGAAGGCGAAGAATCTGAACTGGAAATTGACATTGTTGACCCAGAAATGGTGATGTTAGACGACGGTTCAGTTGAAATAACACTAATTCCTAGCGAAGGATTGGAAGAAGTCACTGAGTTTGGCGCGAATATTGCAGAGTACATGGACGAGAATCAGCTATCACTGGTGGCTGAGGACATAATCGGCCTTGTTGATGCAGACGTTGACAGCCGAAAAGAGTGGGCTGACACGTTTGTAGCTGGTCTTGACGTGCTTGGGTTCAAGTATGAAGAGCGTTCAGACCCTTGGGACGGTGCATGTGGTGTGTTCTCTACAGTTCTAGCTGAAGCAGCTATTCGTTTCCAAGCGGAAACAATGAGTGAGACGTTCCCTGCGGCAGGTCCAGTTAAGACAAAGATCTTAGGTAACGAGACCCCAGAAAAGATAGAGGCTGCTGAGCGCGTCAGAGCCGATATGAACTACGAACTCACCGAACGAATGGTTGAGTACCGCCCCGAGCACGAACGTATGCTGTACAGCCTAGGATTGGCTGGATCAGCGTTTAAAAAGGTGTACTACGACCCCAATTTAGGGCGTCAGACCGCCATATACATACCAGCAGAAGATGTTATTGTGCCCTACGGCGCGTCACATATTGAGTCTGCTGAGCGCGTTACCCACATCATGCGTAAGACCAAAAACGAGCTTAAAAAGCTCCAAGCAGCTGGTTTTTACCGCGATGTAGAGCTTGGTGATCCGCAGTCGTTCCATACAGACATCGAGCAGAAGAAAGCCGAAGAAGGTGGGTTTAACCTCACTGACGACGACCGTTATGCCATTTACGAAGTCCACGCAGATCTTGTGCTGGATGGGGTAGACGACGAAGACGATATCGCGAAGCCTTATGTCGTGACAATAGATCGCAGTTCTTCAGAAGTATTGGCTATTCGCCGAAACTGGAACGAGGATGATCCGTTGATGCTCAAGCGTCAGCACTTCGTTCACTACGTTTATGTACCGGGATTTGGATTTTATGGGCTTGGGTTGATCCACATTATTGGTGGTTACGCTCGGGCTGGAACATCTCTGATTCGACAGCTTGTAGATGCTGGCACACTGGCTAACTTGCCGGGTGGCTTGAAGTCTCGCGGACTGCGCATAAAAGGAGATGATTCACCTATATCGCCGGGGGAATGGAAGGATGTCGATGTACCGTCAGGTAGCATACGCGACAACATCATGCCCCTGCCATACAAGGAGCCTAGCCAGACCTTACTTGCGTTGTTGGACCGCATTACAAACGAAGGTCGCAGGTTAGGGGCTATCAGTGACTTGAACGTCTCTGATATGTCGGCAAACGCTCCTGTTGGTACCACTCTGGCTCTGTTGGAACGAACATTGAAGCCGATGGCGGCGGTACAAGCCCGCGTCCACTATGCTATGAAGCAGGAGTTCAAGCTGCTTAAAGCTATTATGGCCGAGTACGCGTCTGACGAGTACAGCTACCAGCCTTACAGAGGCGAGGTGTCTGCCCGACAGTCTGACTATACGATGGTTGACGTGATTCCGGTAAGTGACCCGAATAGCTCAACAATGGCGCAACGTGTTGTACAGTACCAAGCAGTGCTGCAGATGGCACAATCTGCTCCGCAAATATACGATTTACAACAGTTGCATAGGCAGATGATCGAAGTTCTTGGAATAAAAAACGCCGAGAAACTGATCCCAACAGCAGAAGACGCGAAACCTATGGATCCGATAAGCGAGAACATGGCTGTCTTGGTTGGCAAGCCGATGAAAGCGTTTATCTACCAAGATCACAAAGCGCACATAGCTTCTCACATGGCGTTTATGCAAGATCCACAGGTCGCTCAGATGATCGGGCAAAACCCACAAGCACAGCAGATGATGGCCGCTCTGCACGCTCATATTGCTGAACACGTCGCATTTGACTACAGAACGCAGATCGAAGAGAAAGTCGGCGTTATGCTACCCGCACCAAACCAAGAGATGCCAGAAGATATCGAACTTCAGCTATCTCGGGTCGTAGCAGATGCAGGACAGCAACTGACTCAGTCCAAGCAGCAACAAGCCGCCGCAGCAGCCGCACAGCAGCAAGCACAGGATCCAATGTTCCAGCTGAAACAGCAAGAATTGGCAGTAAAACAATCCGAAGTGCAGCGTAAAGCACAGAAAGATGCCGCTGATGCACAGGCTAGACAAGCAGAAGCTCAGAGAAAAGCGCAGAAAGACATGGTTGACGCTATGTTAGACGCGCAGAAGCTCGAAGTAGACCGCACTGAAGCCGCTGTTAACGCGCAGGTGCAGGGTGTCAAACTCCAAAACGAGCAAGAGAAACTAAAGGATAAGCGCGACAGCGACCTGTTTAATGCTATCCAAAACCTAAGAAATACCCAAAACAGGGAGTAAAACATGGCTAAAACCGTCTTTGACGTGCTTATAGACAGAATCGAGGACCAATGCTCCTCTGCAGAGAATTTCTTGTCAGGGGGTAGTCCTAAAGACTACGCCGAATACAGGGAAGTGTGCGGGCTACTTCGGGGTCTACGCTCCGCACAATCAATCATAGAAGACCTCTCGCGTAACTATATGGACGAAGATGATGACTGACGCAGCTGAAAAAATTGAAGTAACTGACGAAGAGCTGGAATCCCAACTACCTAAACCAGTAGGTTATAGACTGTTGATTGCTATGCCCGAAGTCGAAGAGAAGTTCGAAAGTGGGTTGTTAAAGGCCGCTATCACTAAAAACCACGAGTCAGTGCTGTCGATTATTGGCCTTGTATTGGATATAGGCGAACAAGCTTATTCTGATGGAGACCGATTCCCGACTGGCCCTTGGTGTAGGGTAGGGGATTACGTAATGTTTCGTGCTAATACTGGCACGCGATTTAAAGTAGGTGGCGTCGAGTATCGTCTTATGAACGACGATTCTATCGAAGCTGTTGTCGCAGACCCCCGTGGTGTGCAGCGAGTGTGAGGATAAAACATGCCGTTTGAAAAAGTAGAATTCTCGTTCCCAGAGGACGAAAAAGAGACCAAGTTAGAGATCGAACCCTCTTCTGCTGAAGAGATGGGCCGACCTAAGAAAGATACTTCTGACGAGTTTGATATCGAGGTTGTAGACGATACACCGCCCGCAGATAGAAACCGTAAGCCGTCTGAACCACCACCTGATGTAACTGATGACGAGCTAGAAGAGTATTCCGAGAAAGTGCGCAAGCGTATACAGCACTTTAGTAAGGGGTACCATGACGAGCGCCGTGCAAAGGAAGCCGCACTACGTGAACGTCAAGAACTAGAACGTCTAGCCCAACAGCTTGTTGAAGAGAACAAAAAGCTGAAAGGCACCGTGTCCAAAAACCAGAACGTGCTACTTGAGCAAGCCAAAAAACAAGTAGCTATGGAGCTTGCTCAAGCTAAAAAAGCGTACCGTGATGCGTACGAAGCAGGTGATGCTGATGCAATGCTTGAGGCACAAGATAAGTTAACAACTGCTAAGTTACGCAGTGACCGCGTAGAAAACTTCAAAGTAACTCCTTTACAAGAGGAAGAGAATGAGGTACAAACGCAGATACAAACTGAACCCGTCCCAGAAAGAATTAAACCAGACGATAAAGCGGTTAAGTGGGCAGATGCCAACCCGTGGTTTGGAATGGACGACGAAATGACTAGTTTTGCTCTGGGATTGCATAAGAAACTAGTAAATAATGGAGTCGATCCACAAAGTGAAGAATACTACACGAGCATTGATGCTCGTATGCGACAAGTGTTCCCCGACCAGTTCGATGAGGCTGACGAGGAACCACAACAAGAGGTTGAAAGGCCAAAAAAGGCACAGAACGTGGTTGCACCCGCTACGCGGAGCACAGCACCTAAAAAGGTGAAATTAACGCAAACACAGGTTCAAATCGCCAAAAGGCTTGGAGTACCACTTGAACAATACGCCAAACAGGTTGCTGACTTAATGAGGAATGGATAATGGCTGAGAACAGAATCAAACGGGAATTAGAAACAAGGGATAGCACAGTGCGGAAACGCGCTTGGAAGCGCCCAGAATTGTTACCAACTCCCGATCCAGAAGATGGATATGATTTCCATTGGGTCCGCGTAAGCACCCAAGGACAAGCAGATGCCACTAACGTATCCTCAAAACTTCGTGAGGGATGGGAACCGGTCAGAGCTAGTGACCACCCAGAAATCACGATGGTTACCGTAGAAAACGAGCGTTTCAAAGATAATGTTGTTATCGGCGGTCTAATGCTGTGCAAAGCGCCAAAAGAGTTGGTAGAAGAGCGAAACTCTTACTACAACGATCAGGCCGATGCCCAGATGAGATCTGTTGACAACAGCTTAATGAGAGAGAATGATCCGCGTATGCCTTTGTTTAACGAAAGAAAATCAAAGGTTACGTTTGGTAAAGGAACTTAAATAGGAGCTTAAAATGGCTTACCCTACTGTTGCAGCCCCTTATGGGCTAGTTCCGGTTCAGCGACTCGACGGCTTACCTTTTGCTGGCGCTACTCGTACTTATAAAATTGCGAGCGGCTACAACACCAGCATTTTCAATGGTGACGCGGTTAAGTTGGTGACTGGTGGAACAATTGAGCGTGACGCTGCAGACGCAGCTATGACACCGATTGGTGTTTTCTTGGGCTGTTCATACACCGATCCTGTTTTGGGTTACAAACTGTTTAGCCAGTATTTCCCTGCTAACACAGTTGCTAGTGACATCGAAGCAGTCGTTGTTGACGACCCTAACGTTCTGTTCAAAGTTGCTGTTGTGTCTTCTGGCACGACTATCGGTGACCTCGCGCAGACCGACATTGGCGCTAACGTAGCTATGGTTGACAACTCTGGTAGCGCTGCTACTGGTAAATCAGCTATCGCCGTAAGCGATACTTCTGCTCAAACTGCTACATTACCTATGCGTATTGTTGCGTTAGTAGAAGAGACTAAAAACTCATCTGGTGGATATACGGAAGCACTTGTTAAGTGGAATGCCGGTCACCAGTACAACAATACCACTGGCGTATAAGGAGTGATGTAACATGGCAATTTCACGCGCCCAGCTACTGAAAGAACTCCTGCCCGGACTGAACGCTTTGTTCGGTATGGAGTACGCAAAATATGGTGAAGAGCACAAAGAGATCTTCGAGCAAGAATCCTCTGACCGTTCTTTTGAAGAAGAAACCAAGCTGTCTGGCTTCTCAGCTGCACCCGTTAAAAACGAAGGCTCTGCCATCGAATATGACAATGCACAAGAAGCATGGACCGCTCGCTACACTCACGAAACCATTGCGATGGGCTTCTCAATCACTGAAGAAGCAATCGAAGATAACTTGTACGACTCTTTATCGTCTCGTTACACCAAAGCATTGGCTCGTGCAATGGCTTACACCAAGCAAGTTAAAGCAGCGTCTATCTTGAACAATGCTTTCTCAGGCGTGACCTACGGTGATGGCAAAGCACTTTGTGCTACTGACCACCCCTTGATCTCTGGTGGAGTTAACGCAAACCGCCCAGCTGTTGCGGCTGACCTTAACGAAACTTCTTTGGAAGCGGCTGTTATCGGTATTTCGCAGTGGACTGACGAGCGTGGTTTGTTGATCGCTGCTAAGCCTCGTAAGCTAATCATTCCACCTGCGTTACAGTTCGTAGCAACTCGTTTGCTCGAAACTGAAGGTCGAGTGGCTACTGCTGACAACGATCTGAACGCTCTTCGCAGCAACGGTTCAATCCCCCAAGGTTACTCAGTCAACCACTATTTGACTGACACTAACGCTTGGTTCTTGTTGACCGACGTTCCGAATGGCCTGAAACACTTTGTACGTACTCCGATGCAGACTTCTATGGATGCAGACTTTGATACTGGCAACAGCCGATACAAAGCTCGTGAGCGTTACAGCTTCGGTGTTTCTGATCCGTTGGGCATCTACGGCTCTCCCGGAGCTTAATGATGTAGAGGGGGCTTCGGCCCCCTTTTTATTTGACTGTACTTTGTGCCCGTGGTACAAAGACGTTACAAATTGTATAGATCCATCTTACTAGCAATCTGATGGAGTTGACCCCGGACACGGGAGGAGAATTAATATGGCTGCTACAAATTTTTCTGGACCTGTTGTATCTTCAAATGGTTTTGACGGTGAAGTAGGTGCAAACACCCCTGCCCCTGCGACTGTTACAGACCTTACGGCTTCAGGTACTGTTATTCTTTCTGGATTACCAACCTCAGACCCTTCAGTAGCTGGACAGCTATGGAATAACTCTGGCGTTTTGACTGTATCTGCCGGTTAATGGGGGTTGATCTATGCGCCCAATAAGAGTAACACTTAGTGCGGCAGGAGCGTCTGCTCCGATTCCGCTTGACCATTATATTGGCCCTTTTAACGTAGGGTTAGGTGTTTCTGTGGCTGCAGGATCTACGCTGACTTACACAGTACAGCATACGTTTGACGATGTTAACGCGGCAGATTTTGATGCGGCTACTGCAACTTGGTATCCAAATTCATCACTATCAGCTAAGACAGCTTCGTTAGATGGTAACTATGCTTTCCCTGTGACAGCTGTGCGGCTCAATGTAACCGCCTATACCGCTGGGTCTGCTACGATGACTGTAGTACAAGCCGGTAAGACAGGGGGTTAACAATGTCCGTTGATTTAGGTGCACTACGAAAATTCCAAGACACATGGGGTCCAGTATTGGACGCACTCCCTGCTGTTATGGACGCCGTAGCAAAACAGGCTGACATGGATCGTGACATGGCTATCCAACAGAAAGAGTTGGATAAAGCCAAGAAACAGGTTCAGAAAGCGTACGATGAGGCCGACCGACGTTTGCAAGTTGCCAACGAAGATCTGGTCAAGTTGGCTGAGCGTAAAAAAGAAATGCTAGCTGAGATTGCCGCAGAGAAAGAAGAAGCTATTAGTAAATCCAAGGCTTCTATCGACCGTGCAACTAGCCGGTTGTCAGCTATAGAAACCAGAATTGCAGAGGCAGAAGCAAAACTTAACAGTTTTGAAGCTGATGTCGCTACTAAACAGCGTGAAGCTCAACAGGCCCACGATGAACTGGTTGCTACGCACAACGCTGAAATTAAAGATCTGGAGAAACGCAAGAAAGCGGCTGAAGACGCTTTGGACAAACTTCGCGCCAAGTTGGGGTGATGAATGTCGAGCGGCGTAAGCATTGTAAGTGCTGGTACCAGTGCGTATACAGTTGTACTTGACGAAGTAAGCGATACACTCACTTACGTAGGCAAAGCCGCTCCCAGAAGTTCTACAGCTGATCCTGTGTGGCAAATACGACGGTTATCTAAATCAGGTACCGTCTTGTCCGTAGAGTACGCTAGCGGCGACGACTCATTCACTAATGTTTGGGACGACCGCGCGTCGTTAGAGTACTCGTAATGGCGGTTACTGTAACTCCACTGCTAACGCTAGTTTCTACCGCGGACACTACGACAAACTGGTCTGGTAACTCAGGTCAGCTTGACAATCTTGTGTATGTACAGGGTGGGGCATCCCCAGCTTCGTATACATGGCAGGTGGGTAAAAACACCACCGACACCTCACAGTACACGGCCAACTTAAACTTTAGTGCCTACACGTTTCCGCATATATACTTTTGGTTCCGTTGCGACGTATCCGCGTTTACGCTCGTTAGGGCTAGTGGTGGTATAACTGTGCGCGTTACTAGCGGCGCTAGCTTCAGAGAATGGCGTGTAGCGGGTAGCGATACATACCGTGGTGAATGGCGGTGCTTCGTAGTTGATCTAAATAACACTACTGACGTAATTGCCTCTAGTGGAACTCTTAATTTAGCCAGCGTTACTCAAATCCAGTGGTCTGCGTCAACACAAAACATTAACTTCCGCGCTATTGATAACTGTTGGAACGACGTAGTTCGGGTAGGAGAAGGGCTGCAAGCGACGGGAACAGCGTTTGATTTAGGTGATATATCTGGACAAGATGAACTACTAGCGAACCAGTACGGTGTACTGCAGACTATTAATAGTGTTTTGTTTTGTCAAGGAAGGCTGAGTATTGGTAACGGTACACTACAAACAACGTTTAGCTCGGTAGGCGAAGTTTTAATATTTAGAGACCCTACTACTGGCGGGGTAGATGGTGGCGCTGTAGGTAGCATAAATGGCTCTCTTTACGAGTTAAAATGCTTAGGGAACTCGTCTAACTGTACTTTTTCTTTCAACAACGGCGTTATAGGCGCTGCTGGTACTGCTACTTATTTCTTAGATCTTGACGATACTGGCATGAATAGTGTCGCTCTTACTAACAGTTCTATTAGTGACGCGCATGAAGTACGTTGTTTTGCTAGCTCTGCCAACGGTACGTTTACTGGTAACACCTTTGATAGCTGCGGCCCTATATACCCACAGGGAAGCACTTTTCGAAACAACGTTATCAACAATACAGCAGAGCTGACTCTAGGTGCTATAAACTTAGATAGCGCCGCCGCGTTCACTAACACACAAAATATAACGATCAACGGGTACTCTGGTAGATACGCGGTGTACATACCGGCGTCTATAACAGGGACTGTGTCGCTAAATAACTTTACTTTCGACGGGTCTGGCACTGACATATATTGGGCTGGCACGTCTGGTACGCTAACTGTTCTGTCGAATACTGCCACTACTTCCGCCACTGCTGGTGGTACTGTCTCTATACAGTCAGAGCAGGTCACGCTCACGATATCCAACGTTATCCCTAACTCTGACGTAGTTATAAAATCCGCTGGAACGACCACAAAGCTGCAAGATAGTCAGGACATTGTTGGTACGTCAGTAACATATCAATATAATTTTGCTTCTAGCACGTTTGTAGATATTGCGGTGTATTCAGAAGGATACGTACCATATTTTGTTAATGGGTACGAATTAGGAGCGACTAATGCTACTCTGCCTGTAGCACAGGTATTAGATAGGAATTACACACCATGAAAAAAGTGATAGACTCAACAGACAAAAAACATATTGGTGACATCGTCGATGAAACTGCTGATGTAATTCAGTTCAAGGACGGTGAAAAAATGGAAGTAACGACAAGAATATACGACAACAGGGTGCTGTCTAATTCAAATTACGTAATAGTTTTAGAGGGCTAAGACATGGCAAAAATTATAGACGGTGATGATCTTATTGTCGGTACTAACATCACTATTGATACTACCGCGCGTACGTTTACGCTCGTAGCTTCCGCTGACGGTTCAACTACTAACGGCTTGATCGCTAAAGATGGCGTAACAATACAGGCGCTGTATTCAAAGTTTATCAAGCTTTGGGAAACAAGCACGTACAACCAATTCCCATTCCCTATGTACGCAATCGACGCTAAGTCGGGTCAGTACCAGTTTGGTTTTGACGGTTCGCGTTATAGCGATTGGAGTCCAGCTAACGACACTACTCGTAACATGCTTCGTGATGGTGGTTGGGACGAGTACAAAGCTGGCGGTACCCCCGCAGTAGACGGCACTTCAAACACTGGAGACTTAGGACGTAGATACGTAGGTATTGTATCACTGGGAGATGTAAATACCGGTGCTCAATTGTACTACCAACGCACTTCTAGTGAAGCTGCGCAGGACTTCGTGTTTGACGATGAAGTCAACATTGGCGTACAGATATTTGGTGATAGCGCTGTAGACGCGGGATCTGCTGATATCGACAGCCAAACGTTCTTTAGGGCTTTTGCTCGTGAAGAAGGGTTTACCTACGCGTCGTCTACTTTGGCAGACACTGGCCAGACGGCTACTGGTGCGTACGTAGTAAACGTACTGCTGTCGAACACTACAGATACCAACATTCAGGCGACCGATGCGCAAATCACTGGTGGTCCCGATGCCACGTTGTATTCGGGCATTACGGTTAGTTACTACAGTGTCGCGCAATCTATCGACATTAACTCCCCTACAGATAACTTCAATTTTAGCATTATTGTAGAAGGTAATGGTGCTACGCTTGAGCAAATCTACACTAAAATTCAATATTTGCTGCGGCAAGATGCGGATATTAACTCCGCGTTAACTGATTCGCTTGGTACAGTAAACGGTAAGACAGCTGACTCACTCATGCGCTTCGTGGGTGCAGATCTTATTTGTACGCAGGGTGTGTTCATTGAGAACTTCAATGCTGACCAGTTGAACAACGTGTCCTTTACTGATGATGGTGGTACCGCAAGACAATACAACTTCGCATCGTCTGGTACGTTGACATTCAACAGCTTCCTAACTAGCGGTAGCACTGGTTACTACACAATGTACATAACCGACTCTGTAACAGGCGGAGATGACTACGGTACTGCTACTGCTATCGTACTAAACGACAAAGATGGGAACCCAATTACGGGTACGATCAACGCCAGCTCTATTGCCTTTACATTTGCGTACGACACTAACACACAGGGTGGACGATCTGTGTTCACTAGCCCCAGTGGTGACGTGCCAGTAACTGTAGTTGCAGGTAACAAGGGTGTTGCTAAACCTGTAGTTACTACGGGTACAATAACTCGTACTAAGGGTATTTCAATATCGCTCGTGGCCGAACAGGATCGAGCATATACACCGTAAGGAATAGGTTATGGCTGACAGCTACATTCAAGTACCGCCGGACTCAACAGGGAAGAAGCTCCAGACGCAGGAGCATACCGTCAACGCGCAAACCGTGCAGACGCAGGTTATGCACATTGGCGATAAAGATACCCCTACTCAGCGCGTATCGGTTGACGATGAAGGCGCAATGAACATCCGCTTCACTGAGGGTGTCCCGCAGCTTGATGCTTTTGGAAAGCTCAGAACATCTGGCGCTGCGATTATCGGGGATTACATTTTCTCTGACTCTATCCTGCCGAGTTCGTTTGCCAGAACGAAAAACGGCACTGGGGCTATTAACCACAATACGACCCTTCGCTGCCTTGAATTGCGAGTCGATGCAAGCTCTGCACCAGCAAACAACGATGTAAACAGGGCGCGAATAACCAGCCATACATACCACCATTATTTTCCGGGGTTTTCGCAACTGATGATGTGTACCGTCGCTATCCCTAACGGGGGGCAGGCTGGCATCGTTAGGGAGTGGGGATACAACGACGTAAGCAACGGATACTTCTTCCGGCTGGATGAGGATAACGATATTCAGTGCGTGATCAGATCATCAGCAAGCGGGTCCGTAACAGAGACAGTCATCAATCAAGCGTCTTTCAATCTTGACAAGGTCGATGGAACTGGCCGGTCTGGCAAATTGCTGGACGTTGAGAACGACAACATATACTGGGTTGATATACAGTGGCTAGGCGCTGGGCGCGTTCGATTCGGAACCTTCCACGAAGGCGCTCGGATTGTAATGCACGAGTATTACCACGATGCCAATGGCGGCGTTCCTCACTCCCAAACAGGCGCTCTGCCAGTCAAGTTCAATATGTATAACAAGTCCGGGGTAGGCAACGGGTCTCTGGCGTACATGCGAGTGTGGTGTTCTTCTGTGGTTACTGAAGCTGACCTTGCGCTTGCGGCTTCTGGATCTCCTAAACTGGAGACGCTGACAGCAACATTCTCCCCAGACAATATCAACGACTATCAAGGTCTCAATGATACCGGCAAGGGCGACAGGGCTTCGTTGGCGATCAATCAAGAATATCACCTTGTCGGCCTGCTTACTCCGAGGGAAGTTATTGCAAACAACCCGAATAAGAACAGAACACTTTACGTCCCGCAGTACATGCAGGCTATGGCTTACCACGAAAATGGAGATCCCGCTTTCATAGAGATCGAGGTCTACGTCGATCCGGTTATATCTGGTAATGACGTTGTATTGCCTATCACTGAGGCTGATGCAGCGTTACTTTCAACGACTGCCGTCTTTGAAGACGTTGAGCCTGATGATCCGTACAACGCAACGCTCGTTTACAAAAACACAGGTGGTCGTGTGAACTACTTTGGTGGCGGCTACCATCAGTTGGCAGCCTACAGCAAAGGAGGATTTGATCGAACAAATTTGGGAGACCAATTCGGCAACCTTCAGGATGGCGCTTTCAAAGTGTACGCAGACGATGGCGGCAATAACCGCTGCCCAATCCTGACTGTGACGCAATCATCAGGCGCAGGAGTTGCTACGCGGGTTACGATCAATACGCCCCCAACTGGCGTGTCATGGTCGAACCATCGCGAAGGCAACGCAATCATTTTTGAGAACATACCCGGCCTTATCGGATCGGATGCTACCTATGGAATTAACGAACAGAATGGCCCGTTCTACTTGCGAATGGTGTCAAAGGATACGGCAGAGCTATATACCGACAAAGACTATCAAACCCCGTGGGATACATCTGGCCTAAGCAACGCAACAAACGGCGGATCTAATACTTGGTCTGGAGCAGGTGGATTTATTTTGTCGGGATACGGCCCGTATTTGTATTTCGCCGTAGTAGCAAAGCCGGTTGGCTTGTCGGTTCATAACGGAACCAACACTTATGGCAGCACCAACGCATCAACCAGCAACCGAGACATAACGGTTCACTTTGTTCTTGGTTGGAATGAGATCAAGCAGTAATGGCCATTGCCATTTGGACAGCGTTTGGTGATACTTGGTTAGATGATGACAAAGTTTCGTTTAACGGTATCACCAAACGTATAACGGTAAACAGTGGAGTTACTGAGCTGAACATCCGTGCGGACGTATACTCTGCGTGGGTACGGTGGGTTGAGAGATACCAGAACAGTCAGTATTTAGCTGCTATGCGGTTTACTGGCCTTGACCCTATTCCGGGTGGGTTCACTGGGGATACGTACTTCATGATAAATGGGTGGAAGCTATGCTATGACCCAAATGTGGTTGCAGTAGCGGGAGTACTATATTCTGATGATTACGATACGGCGTATTGGTCGTTAGATGCAGTTAGCCCAATATACCCCGCTAGGGTGTCGTCATTGGTCAACACTTCGGTTAGTACGCAGAACGTGGTTACCGGTGACCCAGATACAATTGCTGCCGCTGTTGCTGCAACGTTAAATGCACTTACAGTAGAGCAGTTTATTGCTCTGAAGGATTGATTATGAGACGTCGATTTGCAAGCGGTGGTAGAGTGGAGAAGTCGAAAATGGCGTGTAACTCGCCAAAACGCACTCCGTCACACCCTAAAAAATCACATGTGGTTAAAGCATGTGAAGGTGGTAAAGAGAAGGTCATTCGGTTCGGTGAGCAAGGTGCTAGCACTGCTGGTAAACCTAAAGCTGGAGAGTCGGAGCGCATGAAAAAGAAGCGTAAAAGCTTTAAAGCACGCCACGCAAAAAACATTGCAAAAGGCAAGATGAGCGCGGCATACTGGGCCAACAAGGAAAAATGGTAGGAGGTACCAATGAAGATGAAGAAATATCAAGCGGGCGGTAAAACTAGCGTACCCGGAATTGGTAAGACTGACGAAGAGCTTATGAAAGCAATTCGCGGTAGCGATGTTCCTTCACCTGAGAAGGAAGCTGAACTGATGCGTAAAATGAAGGAAGACGAGATGGACGAGAACATGGAAGAAGGCTACAAGCGTGCTACTGGTAAAAAAGAACCGAAGAAAATGAAGTGCGGTGGTATGGCCAAGAAGTACAAAAAAGGCGGATCAGTACGTGGCGCAGGTAAGGCCATGAAAGGCGTACGCCCCTGCAAGATGTGCTAAGGAGTAGAAGATGACGACATCCGGCACGACAGCATTTGACATGGACTTCACGGAAATCGCCGAGGAAGCGTGGGAGCGTGCCGGACGTGAGATGAGATCTGGGTACGACCTGCGTACTGCTCGACGGTCTATGAATTTAATGACTATTGAGTGGCAGAACCGTGGGATCAACTTGTGGACTATTGACGAGGGGTCAGTATCGCTAACAAGTGGTACAGCGCAGTACGACCTACCAGCCGATACCATTGACCTACTAGATCAGGTTGTCCGTACCGGTTCCGGTGCTAACCAACAAGATTTAACTATATCTCGAATTAGTGTTAGCACGTATGCGTCTATTCCCGCTAAAAACGCTACTGGACGGCCTATACAAGTATGGATAGAACGTCTTAGAGACAATCCTAAGATTAACGTTTGGCCTGTACCCGATAGTAATAACTACACGTTCCATTACTGGCGAATAAGACGCGTACAAGACGCGGGTAGTGGGGCTGAGACAGCAGACATGAACTTCCGCTTTTTACCTTGTCTAGTGGCAGGTCTGGCATATCACATCGCTATGAAAGTACCTGAGTTAGCAGACCGTGTTCCAATGCTAAAACAAATATACGAAGAGCAATTCCAACTAGCCGCAGACGAAGACCGCGATAAGACCCCCCTTAGAGTTGTACCGAGAGTGGCGAGGTACTAAATATGGGGCAACGGTTTGCTTCCAACAAACGAGCTATCGCAGAATGTGATGTCTGTGGGTTCCGTTACAAATTGAAAGAGCTTCGTAGTATCATTGTAAAAAATAGGGATACTAACTTAAAAGCTTGCCAAGAGTGTTGGGATGCAGATCACCCTCAGAATAGTTTAGGGTTATATCCAGTAGACGACCCACAGGCTATACGGAACCCAAGACCAGATTATGCTGGATACGGGCAGAGTAGGGCTCAAATAACACCTGTTATACAATCTGTTGGTACAGGGTTTGTGGGTAGAGTCACCGTAAATATTGCGTAGGTAATTTATGAATTACACAGAGCTAAAGACAAATATACAAGACATAGCAGAGGATTCGTTTAGCGACGATCAGCTAGCTATGTTTGTGCAGCTAGCGGAGCAAGCTATATACAACTCCGTGCAGATACCCGCGCTTAGAAAGAATTCTACAGGGGCTCTAACAGCCGATAACAAATATCTAACTACCCCTACTGATTTTTTGTATTCCTACAGTTTAGCGGTTGTAGATGGTAGTGGATCGTATCATTTTCTAATCAATAAAGATGTCAACTTCATAAGAGAAGCGTATCCTAGCCCAACTAGTACTGGGCTACCTAAGCACTATGCTTACTTTGACGAGGACACATTTATTGTTGGGCCTACCCCAGATTCTGGATATACAGTTGAACTACACTACGGGTACTACCCAGAAAGTATAGTCACAGCAGGTACTACATGGCTGGGTGACGAGTTTGACTCTGCGCTGTTAAATGGCTCTTTACTTGAAGCTGCTAGATTTATGAAGGCAGAACAGGATACTATAGCCAATTACGAAAAGATGTATTTACAATCTATCACTTTGCTGAAAGCTCTTGGAGATGGTAAATTAAGAGCCGACGCATACAGATCAGGGCAACCTAGGTTCCCAGTAAGTTAAGGAGATTTAAATGGCTATTACTCAGGCAATGTGCACGTCCTTCAAGAAAGCCTTGTTGGATGGTGAAATGGACTTTAGCGGCGATACTGCGCAGACTTTTAAGATCGCTCTGTTCACTTCAGCCGCTACACTTAGCGCAGCTACCACTGCGTATTCTACCACTAACGAAGTAACGGGTACTGGGTACACCGCAGGTGGTATAACACTTACCGTTGTTGCACCTACCACGTCAGGCACTACAGCGTACATTGATTTTTCAGATGTAACTTGGAGCTCCGCTACTATTACTGCGCGTGGTGCGCTTATTTATAAGTCTATTGCGGGTAACCCTGCGGTTGCTGTATTGGACTTTGGCGCTGATAAGACGTCTACTAATGGTGATTTTACTATCCAGTTCCCAGCTGCTGGCGCGTCAACCGCTATTATTCGTATCGCTTAATTAGCGCATAGGCATGAGTCGTGGCTAACACTACCAATAGTGGGTGGGGTCGGGGCTCATGGTCCGAAGGTAAATGGAGTACACAACTTAGTGACTCCATTGCCTTTTCCGTTTCTGGTGTATCTGCTACTGGGCAACTAGGCAACGAAACTGTTGTAGCTAAAGCCGTCGTAGTTGAGACTGGCGTATCTGCTACTGGTCAAGTTGGTAACGAAACTGTTGTAGCTAAAGCCGTTGTAGTAGAGACTGGCGTATCCGCTACAGGTCAAGTTGGCAACGAAACTGTCACAGCCGACTCTGTTATAGTAGAGACTGGGCTAGCCGCTACTGGTCAAGTAGGTAACGAAACTGTTGTAGCTAAAGCCGTTGTAGTAGCAACTGGCGTATCCGCTACTGGTCAGGTTGGCAACGAGACAGTAAACACCGACCAAGTACTGTCAGTTTCTGGACTAGCTGCTACTGGTCAGGTTGGCAACGAGACAGTAAATACCGACCAAGTACTGTCGGTTTCTGGACTAGCTGCTACTGGTCAACTAGGTAACGAGACAGTAAATACCGACCAAGTACTGTCAGTTTCTGGACTAGCTGCTACTGGTCAACTAGGTAACGAGACAGTTAC